ATACAGGAAGCTTTACATTAAACGCTACTGATGTTGTAACTGCATTCCCTTCAGCATCTACTGTTTTCAAGTATGAATTGAAAGGAACTAATGGATACACAGAAACTGTTAACACGTCACGTGATAACGGTACTACTTTCTTCTCTCAAGTATTAAGCTTACAATTAAAAAAATTGACAGCTGAAGAAACTAAAGAGTTGAAATTATTGGCTTATGGTAGACCAAAAATTATTGTAGCAGATAGAAACGGTAATGCATTATTAGTTGGTAGAATTGAAGGTGCAGATATGACTGGTGGTACAATTACTATCGGAGCTGCTTACGGTGACTTATCAGGATATACTGCGGTATTCACTGGCCAAGAAGCTTTACCAGCTACCTTCATAACTGGATCTACTCAAGCAAATCCTTTCGCAGGTGTTGGTCAACCACCAACAGTTACTCACGGAGCTGCTATCTAGTAGTACAACAAATTGTATAGCGTTCTTTAAAAAGAACTTCTCATATAACCACGTCGGAGATACCTCGTCTGTTAATTCAGATGGGGTATTTTTATGTAAACTAAACTCTGAATAAAATGGCAAAAGCCAAAGTCGCATCAACCATCGTAGTATCTGACACCAAGAAGCGAGGGCATGCAAAGAAGTCCTACAATAAACACTCCAGTAGACCTAAGACCTACAGAGGACAGGGCCGTTAACAAAACAAAAAGCTATAAATCAGTTATAATATATGATACAATTAACATGATAATAGTAACTCCAGATACAAACGCTACGCAATCTTTCAGTATAAGAACTATGCCTAGTGCAAGCTTCTCTACTTTTAAAGTAAGATTGTCTCTTACCAACGAGGACACAAACAAACACACTTCAATAACAAACGTAACTGCGAGTTATAATAGCTTTGATTTTTTACAGGTAACAGCATCCATGTTTTTGACTGGAAGCGAATGGTACGCATTTGAAGTTATTCAACTATCAGGATCTACCGATTGTACTGTTTTGTACAGAGGCGAACTATTCCCTACTACAGAATCTGCTACGGTTAGAAACTCTGATCCTATGTTGAGTTACACTGGAAGCTCTTCAAATATTAACGACTATATTATATACTAATAACGATTATGGAAACAAAAGAATCAAGAGTAAAAGTAATAAACCTTTCAGGAGGTTACATACTGCCAAAGATTACCGAAACTAAGGGTAGAAAGCAACATGTAGAAATTGGAATCGATGGTTCTGATGATTTCTTTACTACGCTTATTAAAAGATACGAAACTAGTCCAACAAATCAGGCTTGTATAGATGGATGTACAGATTTAATCTATGGTAAAGGAGTTAAAGGCAAAAAGGGATTCCAACAATTAGAGGACTACCTTTACACTCTAACAACAAACGAAGAGATTAGAAAGATTGTATTCGATTACAAAATGTTTGGTAATGCAGGTATTCAGTGCGTATTCTCTCCAGATAGAGAATCAGTAATTGGTTTTTACCACATTCCAGTTGACACCTTAAGATCTGAGAAAGTTGGTGACGATGGAGTAATTCATGGTTTCTACTACTCATCAGATTGGTCAAACAAAAGAATACAACCAACAAGAATTCCTGCATTTGGCGAAGAGGAGTTTGAGAACGATACACAAATAGTTTACTTCAAGAAATATTCACCAGGTAAATTCTACTACGGTATTCCTGATTACTATAGCTCAATTCAATACTGTGCTGTAGAGGAAGAGGTAGCAAACTTACACATCAACAATATCTTGAATAACTTCATGCCAAGTACTATCATTAACTTTAATGGTGGTTTACCTGCATCAGAAGAGCAATACTTACTTGAAACTACGATAGCATCTAAATTTGCTGGTACTTCAAACGCTGGTAAGTTTATCCTAAGCTTTAACGAGAATGCTGAGCAAAAGACTACAGTAGAAATGTTAAGACCAGAGAATTTACACCAACAGTACGATTTTATTGCAGAAGAGTCTAGTAGAAAGATAATGTTGGCACACAGAGTAACAAGTCAAATGTTATTTGGTATCAAAACATCATCAGGCTTCTCCAGCAACGCAGACGAGCTCAAGAACGCGTACGAGATCTTTTTGGCTATGGTAATCAACCCTATGCAAGAAGAGGTGGTTAAGCAGATCCAGGGCATTATTGAGTACAATGGCTACGAAGGTCAAGAACTTTACTTTGCACCATTAATTCCATTTGGTTTCTTGGCAGAATTACAAGCAGAAGCTGGTGACGCTGGAGCACAAGAGATTATAGAGAATCCTAACGATGTAGCAGATACTCAAGGAGTTGAACCAGCATCAGAAGGAGCAGACACAGACACAGACAATCCAAACGAAACAATTGGCTACGTTAATCCAGGACCTCAAGGATTTTCTAAGCAAGATTGGTCAAGTTGGGAATTAGAACACAATTACGAAATAGCTAAATAATGAGCAGAAATATATTATTCATATCAAGAAACGATATCATCAAACGTTCTTACGTTGGTGGAAACATAGATCCTGAAAAGATCATACCATTTGTTAAGACAGCTCAAGACAAAAACATCTTGACTACTTGTGGTACTGTATTGTACGAATTCTTAAAAAATAAAATTGAAACAAACACTTTAGCTGGCGATTATATTACTCTTGTTGAGTTATACATAAAAGACTGTTTAGTGCACTACTCTGTATGTGAAGCTCTACCATTCTTAGCTTATACTATAGCAAACGGTAGTATTTACAAAAATACTAGTGAGCAAGCGGTTAGTCCAAGCAAGAACGATATAGATTTCTTATTACAAAAGGAATTACAGACTGCACAGTTCTACAACGAAAGGTTGACTACTTTTTTGATTGCTAATAACAATTTATATCCTCAGTACAATCAATCTAACGGTAAGTTAGATAATGTATACCCTGATATGGGTCAATCTTACACAAATGGCTGGGTACTTTAATATGAGCGAAAAGAAAATATACTTAGGATACACTCCTAAAACTAAAAACATGGAGAAGTTAACTAAATACTTCGAAAGTAAAAAGTTAGGCACTGTTAACAAAGTACACCAGAAACTAAACAAAGGTCCACTTAAAAATAAAAGATTCTAATGCAAACTATATACTCTTTTACACAGTTCTTTAATTCTATTTGTTTAGCTCATCCAAACATAGAAACATTCAACGTATCAGACGATATGTTCGATGCTGATACTGCCAAGCAGACCTTGTTTCCTTTGGCTTACATGGTTTTAAACAACGCCACTATTAATGGATACTCTGCAATGACTTACAACGTTAACTTAATTGTTATGGATAGAGTAACAGATGTAACACAGGATTCTACTGGCAAGTTCAATAGCATTACAAAAGATTACAAGGGCATTACTCATTTATTAGATGTGTGGAATAATCAAAAGGGTATATGTCCATATTCAGGTGTAAATTTAGTATTACCATCATATTCTAATAAAAACAATCAAATTTATGTTGCATCACTGGATAGGATAGATAGCAGTAAAAAATACTCAAAAGGGAATATTCAATTTGTGTCTGCTTCTTTAAACTATATGAAAGGTCAAATGACACACGATGAAACAATAGTTCTTTGTAAAATAATTGCACTTTTTTGGGCAAAAAAAGAATGATAGTTGATAGACGACTATTGGGCTATTTGTTGGACGAGGGTTCGAGTCCCTCCACCTCCACAATTGTAGCTATGGTTACAAGTATTGCCAAAGCCCCTTGAGTAAGGGCTTTTTATGGGGGTGCATTGGTTTTGACAGTAAGTAGTAGATAGCAATAGATTATCAGTAAACACAACTGGCAACAGTTATCAAATGAAAGCCGCTGCTTAGTAGTAGCCGTTTTCAACGAGATTCAGCAACCTGCGAAAGTGGTTGCTTTTTAAAATTATTAACCCACAACCAAATAACCCTTACTACCGATAATAAAGCGGTGGTTGTAAAAAAGATTACTTAATAATTTAAAAATAAATGTTATGGGTTTCTTTTCAAATATTATAAGTGCAACCGTTAAGGCAGCATTAACGCCTGTTGCTATTGTTGCAGATGCAGTAGCTATTGTAAAAGGTGATGAACCGGATAATACAAAAGACTTGCTAACATCAGCAGGCGAAGATTTAAGCGATGCTGTTGATGAGGCTTGCGGCGGATAACAATAATTCCCTCACCCATTCTCCTGTAATAAGGAGGGTAAATAAAAGAAAGTAGTATGAAAAAAGAACTAAAAGATTACCTGCACTTGTATATGACTTATAATGAAAGGATTCTTTTTATAGAAAAAAGTAATTATTATTTTGTTCATGAGCATAGTATTCATAAAGGGGATTCAGTTTTATTGATGCCTCATATTATAGCAGCGTTAGATTTACACGGGGAAGGTGTAGAAGTAAAACTTATCCTGCGCCCATTAGAAAGCATGACAGAGGATGAATTAATTGAAACGCTAAGCATATTTGAGCCTGTAATGGAATTTGAAGAAGATATGATTAAGGGAGGGTTAAAAAGCGTTCGAGAAGAAGGCATTAAATCCATGATGGGAAACGAAGATTATGATATGTCAAAATATGCGCAACTTATTCATTTACTTCTATCCAAACACTTCGACATTTTCGGACTTATAGAAGCTGGGCTGGCAATCGAAAAGAAATAATTTAATCACCCTCGGTGAGAACTAAACAGATATGAGTATGGAAAAGATTGATTTATTAAAAGAAGTAGTTGGTGAACTGGAAAGGTTCAGAAAAAAACTTGCACTTGCTATAAAAGAGCAATCAGAGAAAGGTAATTATTCAAGTAAACATTACGCCTCTGCTAAAAGGTCTGCAATGGATTTGAAAAATGAGTTAACTAAACTTACTCAAGATAGTAAGTATCGCTGGAATCGCTAAACTCTAACCCCCATCCTGATTGACGGGGAATTATTTAATATAAAAAAGGAATGTATGAAAATATTTGAAATAATATACAACGATGGCGAAAAGCAATGGGTTGCTGCTAATACGGTTATTGAGGCATTACGTGAAGTTCTAAGCATTGAAAGTACTGACATTGACCTGATGGAAGATGTAGTTGAATTGCCGCAGGATAAGTGGGATGAATCAACCGTAACGAATAGTGAATATGATGAAAACGATAAGGATGATTGGCAGGTATTAACATTCAGGGATTTTATGCAGAAAGAAGTTGCAAGCCATCCACAAATTATTGCAGCAACATTTTATGATTTTTAACCGATTACTTCACTCAAAAATATAAACAGCAATGAAAACAGCAGAACTAAAAGTAATAATAGATAAGCATACAACCTCTTTAGCTGATTTTGAAGCTATATGGGGAGCAGTTAATAAGTATATGCAATCCCATCCATCCCCAATGAGTGTGGAGCAGGTGGAGGAGCTGGGTTACTACTATCCGTTGTTTAAATTCTTTTCTGATGAGCATGGATTATCGTTACTTGATAGCCAGTTGCAGGATGTGATACACGAATGTAAAAAGTTTATCGAACCCGCCTCCCCATCGGTAAAGGCTGATGGATGGGTGAGTGTGGAGGATGGGCTGCCGGAGGATGGTGAAGATGTTTTATGTATTTCAAAATCTATAAATTGCCCTGTTCTATCAAATTATAATAATTCTGCATTTGAGGTAAAAAAATACCCATGCCCATCTGATAGGGTTTTAATAGCATACTGGGAAGATGTCACCCACTGGCAGCCACTCCCAAATCCGCCAAAACAACAATTATAACTAATAAAAAATAAGGAGTATGAACGCAAATGAATTACGCTTAGGGAATAGCATTATGCATGAAGGCAAAATAATTACAGTTGACTTTGATTTATTTTCAGCCATACAAGAATTTCCTCATGTACTAAATAGATTGAGTGGTATTGACATAACACCTGAAATACTGGAGAAGTGCGGGTTTGAAAATCAAAGGTATGAAGAATGGGAAGCATTTGCCTATAAAGACACCGCAATATGTGCAAGCTGGGATGGCGTTGAATGGGTATTCAAATACGGGTACGATTCCGATTTATCTATTGCATCATGTGAATTTTTACATCAGTTGCAAAATTTAATTTACGCATTAACAGGCGAAGAACTAACCTACAAACAATAACCAGTAAATAAGATACACAATGAATAAGAAAGAAGCAGCACTATTTGCGATAATAGGAATATTAGTTTTAATAATTTTTGGGCAGTGCCGTTATACTCAAATGCAGAACAGAATTATTGCAACCCAAAATGAAACCATGAAAACTTATGCCAGTACATTGGATTCATGTAATGCAGAGGCTGATAAATATTTCAATCAATGGATTGATTTGTGCCGTGATGTTATTGCCGATGCCAACAAATAACCACCCCACCAAATCAGGACGGGGACACAATAAAAAATATTATATTATGGAAAAGGAAATACTGGAAGGGAATAAGTTGATAAAAGAATTTTATACTGATGAGCATATTCGTGGTCAGTTTGGAAGAATTTTGTCTGCTGATGAATATAAATACCATTTTTCATGGGATTGGTTAATGCCTGTTGTGGAGAAAATAGAACAATCTTCAAGAATAGATATTTACGGTAAGGCTTGTAAAATAAGTCAGCCTCAATGGGATGTTGATATTGCTCATATTGATGAGCATAAAATCAAAGCAGTATGGCAATCTGTTATTGACTTCATCCACTTCTACAACACCCAAAGCAAATAACAAGTAAACAATAAACCAAATGATAAAGATTCATCAATCAAAAAACAAATAATATGGCTACAAAAAAGAAATCTGGTAACAGTGATGCTAAATCAGTATCATCTAAAGAAAGTTATGAAATAAGGTACATTTGTTCTGTATTTAAAGGAGCAGATGGGAAACATCTTAAATCTGATGTACTTAAATCCGTAATGAAAAACTTAGGGAAAAATGGGAAACCATCAAGAAGCCGTAGGAATATTTATGTTGGGCTAAGGGCAATGGGATATGTTTATTTCCCAAAAAAGAAGTAGTATTGCGGTTGGATATGTTGTTTTTTCTATTGTTTTTAACAGGGTAAAGCCTCCTTATTATGGGAGGCTTTTTTAATGCAATGTTCCACGTGAAACCTTTTTACCGTATGGATTTTTCAATAACCCCATACCCCTTCTTAATTACTTCATCCACTTCTTCCATTGACTTGACCTTCTGCGACAAAACCCTAAAACCTCCAACTAATTTTTCAACAGTTGCGTTTTTATAAATAAAAAATGTTTCACCCATTACCTTGTTTAAGTTATCTATGTGGGTTGGTTGTGTATTCATTGCTTTTAAAGTTTTGGTTATATAAAAAATCCTAATTCTTTTTTTAATCTATTTTCTGCAATTTTGATATATTCAGGGTTTAACTCTATGCCTATAAAGTTACGATTTGATTTCCTTGCATAAATTCCAGTTGTGCCGCTACCGAAAAACGGGTCTAAAACAATTCCTGGCGAAAAACCTTCATTACAACCACAATCTGTTAAGCCAACTATTTCAACTTTTACATTCCCTGCTCTACCATTACCATCTCTTATCATTGATTGGCTTCCTTGTATATTTTTGTTCCCGTCTTTTTTTGCTTTACTCCAACCTTCTTTATTGTACCCCGTTCTTTCTGTAATATTTTCTCTTGCCTTACCACATTTATTGCAAACAAATTCAGGGCAGCCAGCTTTTACCATACGTTCAACAAGCCTTTGTGGATAAGTTGCAAAATGGGCTTCGCTATTAGGTTCTGTGTTGATACTCCATACCGTTCTCATATTCTTACCATCTTCATTTGGTCGCATATTTCTTTTACGATAAGAACTTTGCCCCGTTCCTTCATCCCACTCGCTTTTACCATTAGCATCTAAATCATTGCCGCCCCATCTATCCATAGGTTTTGTGTATGGTTCAAGTTGCTGTTCAAAATAATATCCAACAGGATTTTTAACAAAGAAAAATACCTTTTCAAAATCAACTGTAAACCTATCCTTTGCACTTGATGGCATTTGGTTTGGTTTGTGCCAAATAATTTGATTTCGTAAGCACCAGCCTCTATCAATCATTTCTATTGCAAATCGTTCAGGTATCATACAAAGGCTTTTATTCATTGCAGTTCCTCTAAATTGTGAAGCCTTTGAAGTTCCGTTTGGCAATACATAAACTTGTTTTGAGTTTTCTACATATTTGCTTGTATCAGCGTTTTTAGTCGTTCCGCTTCCACTTCCTCCATAAGTATCACCCAAGTTTATAAAACAAGTTCCAGTAGGCTTTAAAACTCTTTGCACTTCATCAAATACGTTGCATAGGTTATTTACGAAGTCCTTAAAATGCTTTTCGCTACCTAATTGTTCGTCTGTTTTAGTAGCCCCACATTCGCAGGTATCTTTATAAATCTTTACATCAGTTCCCTTGTTGCCTTTTTGTTTATCACTTAATTCATAATCAAACCTTGTTTTTACTCTTGCAGATTCATGTGTGCAGTTAATGTCGCCACCTTCCCATTTAGCAGTTCCGTAATCTCTTAATCCCCAATATGGCGGTGAAGTAATACAGCAGTCCACACTATTATCAGGAATAGTTTTTAAAACATTTAAGCAATTACCTTGAATAATTTTATTTAGTTCTATCATGTTAAATATTTACTTAGATTAGGTAATTGGTATTTATAAGGTATTGGATAAACTTTTTTAATTTGGTCAATGGTTCTAATCATTAAGAAATAAACCTTTGGCTGTATGTATGGTGGT